AGTTAAACACCCAGAGCTACTAAACTATAGTACTGCCTCACACTGTCTAACCATTTATAATAATGCAATAGAGATACGCGATTTAAAGAAAGAATTAGAAAATACTAATAGAGAGTATAAGAGAAAAATAGCAAATATAGTGTCAGGCACAGCATTACAAGAATCTGAAGATCTAGTATCAGAACTTGAATCAGAAGTACTAGATCTAAAGAGAGAGTTACGTAAACTTAAATCACGTAACTGGTTTGAACGTCTTTTTAACTTATAGGAAAAATATATGGCATGTAGACCAAAACCAGATAAGAATCCAACTCCTAAGCCTAAGAAGTAAATGAAAACCGCTAACTATTAATAGTTAGCGGTTTTTTATTTTAATACCCAAACATCATTACCACAGTCAAATACTCTATAGTATCCAGCCTCTTTCATTATCTCTACTTCAGTCATCTCCTCCTTATATACCTCAGGAAATAGTTCCTTTAATTTATGTTTTTGACACTGATACCTAGACAAGGATTTAAGTCCTCTATAGTACCTATAGTTAGGAGCAGAAGTGTGTAGGTACTCAAATCCTAGTTTTTTATATAGGGCCCCAGTACTCCAGCGCCTATCACTATAGCTAATAATAGATCCTTTATGCCCCTTAATAAAGTACTTTAGTAGCTTAGAAGCCCCACCTACTACAGTTATATCTAGTAAAGAACAATAACGAACTAATTCATAGTCGTACCCTTTAGTAAACTTGGGAGTACTAAAGGTCATGACTGCAACTAATTCATCATAGTAAAATAGTCCCAAATTTATAGAAGAGGGAGAGCCAGCACCCTGTATATGGTTAGCCTCTAAAAACTCTCGGGGAAATCCAATTTCTTTTACTATGCATTTACGTGCACCTATCTGATCTGTACTACCTAGTATAGATTTAATTCGGGACTTTACTATATCTTGTTTATTAATCCATTCATCTTCATTAATATGAATTAATTGGTATCCAAAATTCTCTACACCTATAGTCTTATCAAGATGATACCTACTGCCTTTAATTTCCTCTCTATGATGGTATACCCCATTAAACTCAAAAGCCAACCCAAGATCTGGCAGAACAATATCTATCTCTTTACCTTCTAAGATATCTCTATCCCCCGAAATCACCCATCCAGAGTATATTGACTTTATATAGGTAAGTAACTCAAGTTCCTTATTAGAAGTATTAGGATTACACTGAGGGCATATACTAGAGTCACCCCGTTCTAGTATATTATTAGGGCGTACCTGTGTAGTATGATCACAGGTAGTATACCCTATCTGAATAAGCTCCCTACTATGGGTATACTCAGATAGCACTTTAACAGTGGGGTATAGTAAAGATAAATCTGCTATAAATTGTTCAGTACTCTTCTTTCTAGTTATAGCTGGTGTACATTTTCTACAAATACTGCCTATTTTCTGAGTAAGAAAATTATCAGGGATTATACTCCAAGTATTATGACAGTCATTACATTCAACAAGTATTGAAGTTTTAGCATTTATATACTTACCTACCACTTTAATATTGGGGGTAATAGTAGCTACTTCTTGCTCAAATTGTTCCTGCGTTTTCTTATTATAAACCTGAACTGGATTACATATCCTACATGTACTTCCAGTACCCTTACTTTTTAATCTATCTGGCACTATCTCCCACTCATGACCACAAGCCCCTTTAACTAACACTTTACTTTTAGCATTAATATATTCCCCTACTACTAATAAGGTAGGATGAGTTATACGCATATACTCCTTAAATTTATTGCTATTTATACTTGTAATCATATTTATTCTCCTATTTATATTATTATAAAATAAAAACAAGTAAAAGTCAAGACTAAATTTTATGGCCCAGCATAAAAAATTTTATCCTTGACTTATGCTTGCATCTATGAGATAATATCCTATAAATCAAAGATAAGAGCTTAAAAATGGCATCTAATACAGGAGCTAACAAACGTATTCCGGTGAAGTGGATTAGAGACGGAGCTAAAGCCGCTTATATTAAGCAACCAGCCTGCCAAATATGCGGGTCAACAGAAGATTTAGAGCTGCATCATACTAATTCAGTAACTCTAATGCTAGAAGCATGGGTAAAGAAAACTGGGTATAGTATTGAAACAGACGAGGATGTGCTAGCAATTAGAGACGAGTTTATAAACACCCATTACTCACAAATGTACGATCAAGTGTACACCCTTTGCAATACTTGCCATGTTAAATTACATGGAGTATTTGGAAAGGCACCGCCGCTTAATACGGCATCTAGGCAGAGTAGATGGATTAGTTTACAAAAGGATAAGTTCTCAGGTGTAGCACCCGAAAAGAAGGCCGGAGCCTTTAGCAATTTCTACTAAAGGAATACTATGAGTTGGTGGAATCCAATCAGCTGGGTTAAATCTAATCCCGCTCAAGAAATTATTGCATGGTCAGAAGGTAGTAATGTACCTTCTGACTCAAGTGTTACATACGCGCAGGCACACGATAAATTAGAAAGTGTTAACCGAGCCGTTAATATGGTAGTTAGTGCCTGCGCTAGCTTAGACTATGATGTTAAGGATAAAGCAGTAGATGGAATAGTAGCAGGTGTAAAACAAAAAACCCTAGTTAATCTATTAAACTTTAGACCTAACCCGCATCAATCAACACAAGAATTCAGAACGCACATATTCACAGACTTCATTTTAGAAGGTAATATATTTATCTACTACGATGGAGTCTACATGTATCATCTACCAGCTAATAAAATGGTAGTACTACCAGACCCTAAGACATTTGTTAAAGGTTATACATATAATAATATAACTAATTTTAAGCCCGATGAAATTATACATATTAAGGAGATTAGTAGTACTTCCGTGTATAGAGGTTCTAGTAGATTAATGGCGGCTGATAGAACAGTTAAAACCCTTTATCGTATGCAAGCTTTTCAGGATCAGTTCTTTGAGAATGGAGCTGTAGCAGGTCTAGTAATTGAAACTGATAATACTCTTAGCCAGATTGCTAAGGATAGAACAATCCAGAATTGGATCTCTAAATATAGTGTAAAGAATGGTGCTAGACGCCCCATGATACTTGATAGTGGGTTAAAACTAAAGAATATTGGCGAAGCTAATTTTAAAGATATGGACTTCGACAACTCTATTAGAACTCACGATATTAAAATTTTATTAGCCCTAGGAGTACCTGAGGTACTTATCTATGGTGGAAATAATGCCAATATCTCCCCAAATTTAAGGCTATTCTATTTAGAAACAGTCTTACCAATTGCACGTAAATTAGTATCTGGAGTTGAAAGATATTTTGGATATGATGTTGAAGTAGTAACTACAACAGTATCAGCGTTACAGCCAGATATCAAAGATATTGCAGCGTATCATAGCTCTTTAGTAAATGGAGGTATTGAAACACCGGCAGAAGCTAGAGAAGCATTACGCCTAGAAAAACTCGCGGGTACAGATGAGATAAGAATCCCAGCTAATATAGCCGGTTCAGCAGTAAATCCAGGAGTTGGTGGTGCACCTCCTAGTTCTAATGAAGACGACTCAGCACCGTAAAGGAGTATTATGAAGGTAACTGATAAGATTTTATATCTTACCTCTCAGTTTAAGAAGGATATGCCTCTGCCAAAAGCAGGAGACACCATTGATTCTATCAATATCGAAGGGTACGCAAATACTACTAGTGTAGATAGAACTGGCGATATTATCCCAATGCCTGCTTGGAATACAGCACTTGAAAACTACTTAAAAAATCCTATTATTTTGGCTTATCATGATCACGATGAGCCAATTGGTAGAATGGTAGATTATAGAGTGGATGAGCAGGGTTTATGGGTTAAGGCACGTATTTCAGCAGCTGCTGAGGATGTTTTTAACTTAATAAAAGATGGTGTACTAACCGCATTTAGTGTTGGATTCATCATTAAAGATGCTATGTATGATTCTGTAACAGACTTATTTATTATCAAAGAGCTAGAACTTCTAGAGATCTCGGTAGTATCAGTCCCAGCAAATCAAGATAGTATATTTAGTCTTTCCAAGTCATTTGAAACTGACGAGGATTATAGTAAATTTAAAAGTCAATTTGCAGCGAAAAGCGAATCAGCTAAAAGGCTAGAGTCCTCAGAGCCAAGCAAAATTGACCCAATTAAAAAGGAATGGAATATGGATCCAAAAGAATTAGAATTAATGCTAGCTAAAGCCGCAGAAGATGCTGCAACCAAAGCAGTAGCTGCTGTAACTGAAAAAGCATTGGCTGAAAAAGCAGCTGCTGAAAAAGCAGCTAAAGAAGAAAAAGAAATAAGTGATAAGATTGCTGCTGCTGTTAAAGTGGGCCAATCAGGTGCAGAAAAGCTTCTTACAGATATCGAAGCACGTATTGCTGCACAAGAGCAAGCATCCAAAGATGCCCTAGCTGGTCTTGAAGCAACAATTCGTGAAAAGACAGAAGAACTTGCCGCTATCCAAAAAAGCAAGATGAACTTCTCTGATAAAGATGCTGGCCAAGCTACTACATATGAAGAACGTGAAAAGGCAGTTCTTGCTGCAAAAATCATGGGTAAATCATTGGATGGTACTAAGTTTGGTCGTAGTATTATTGAAAAAACCGGTGCTCATGAAGCTTCTGCAACATGGGAACTAGAAGTTTCTCTAGCAATGGAATCGGAAATTCGCCGTCGTTTAGTTATTGCTCCTCTGGTCCGTCAGATCGCAATGCAAACCAACGTTATGACTATCCCAGTTAATCCAGAAGCAGGTCTAGCAACTTGGATGGCTAATAGCTCATTCGGTACTACTGCATCTGCTGGTGTTGCTCAAGTTCACCAACTAAAAGAAATTACATTGAATGCATATAAAGTTGCTACAATGGAATATCTGGCATACGAAGAAGAAGAAGATTCACTACTTATACTGCTACCAATCATCCGTGATGCAATGATTCGTCGTGTAGCCCGTGCCGTGGATAAGGCATTTGCTCTAGGTGCAGGTTCTGGTGCTGATCCAGTTAAAGGTATGGCTCTATATGACGCAACCTCAGTTGTAACTCCTACCAGTACTGGTGCAGCAACTATTGCTAACCTACGTGCACTACGTAAAGATCTAGGATATTGGGGTCTTGATCCAGCCGAATTAGTTTATGTCGTTTCTACTGAAGTGTACTATGATCTTCTTGATGATACTTCATTCCAGACAATGAATCAGGTCGGTGTTCAAGCAACTCTACTAACAGGTCAAGTAGGTTCAATTGGTAATACTCCAGTTCTAGTTTCTGACGCTTTCCCATCCAAAACTGGTGGTACTGCATCCGCAACTACTAATATTGGTGCTTTCTGTATTGCTCCAGCAAACTTTATCGCAGGAAATCAGCGTGGTCTACGTTTCGATACACAAGATCTAGTTGAAACCCAACGTAAAGTTTTAGTAGCTTCTCTACGTACTGGTATGACTCAATTGTCTACAGTCAATGGTATGGGTATTTCTACTCTACGCTGGTCATAAGTAATAAAAGTTGAGGGCCTAGGCCCTCTTCTTTTATAAGGGTTTAATGAACCCTTATAAAAGAATATAAGGAGTAATACATGGGATTAAATCTATTTACTCTAGCTGAGTATAAGGTATACGCAGGAATAGTAAGTACAACACAAGATGTCCAAATTAATACTTTAATTCCAAAAGTTAGCCAGTTAGCAAAAACTATATGTGCTAGAGCATTTAATGATTATGTAGATGATGCAAAAGTAGAGGTGTATGCTGGAGGTACTACTAAACTAGTAATGTCTGAATACCCTCTAATTGCACTATCTAGTGTAGAGTACTCAGATGACTATGGGGCTACATATACACCACTTATAGAATTTATTGATTTTGTAGTTGATTCAGAAGATGGGCATATAACATCTGTAGCACCAACTGGATTTCCAAAAAAGATTAATGGATATAAAGTTACATATACTGCTGGGTTTGATCCAATACCAGAAGATTTAAAAGTTGCAGTAATGGACCTGTTATCTTACTACTTAAAGAATGATATGGCAGTTAAATCTCAACGTAATGTTGGTGCTAATACCGTTCAAATAGAGTATATTACTAAAAATACTCTACCATCACATATCTCACGTGTATTTGATCTTTATAAGTCTACGGTGAACTAAGATGGGGGAAAAAGTTGATTTAAAAGATCTAATACGTAGTAAGTCTAAAGAGTTCTTTGATGCGCTATATGCTAATTATAGGCCTGAACTAGATGCAAGTATAACAATATTAGACTTATCGTACGAATCTCTAAAAGTAAATGTTTATTTGGGCGATAAATTAAGTAATGCCCAAGCGGAAGTATATGATAGAGTATACGATACTTTATACACTGTCGTAAAAGAGAAAATGCCCAGTAATAGAACCTTCTACTCTTTAGAAGATCCCAGGGTAGAAGAATATTTAAAAACAAGGGATGGAAAGTGGTATATATTTCTTGTAGATGGGGGAAAGAATCATTTCTTTTTAGTAGGAAAGAGTTTCAATTCTATAAGAAAGTTTATAAGTGATAGTGTATCCCCAGATCCAAGACTATCTAATACTAGATTCGGTTCAACAAAACTATTTAAAGAAATACTTAATAGTGATGATACCTCTACTGGGGATTATAAAGTCACCACTAGATCCAAAGTAGATATAGGACATATCCCCTCAGAAGATAACGATAATTTGGTATCACCACTAGAAAAGAAGATACAGGCAGTATTAGATCTAGCATATAATACTGGTAATAGTAGAATAGAGCAACAGGCACGTAAGGCACTACAAGACTTATATGATGTTCAAGCATCTTTTGCTTATAGCTTTAAAAATACTTCCCAAGAGGATATCGACACAGCCCGTAGAGTACTAGGTAAAGGCTATGTAGTAGTTACATTACATACCAGAAATAAAAATGCTAAATTCTCTAAGGAAGAATTTAGAATATTTAATAAGCTAGCTCATGAAATAGCTCTAAGTCTCCCTAATACATCTGGTTCTAACACTATAATACAAGATTTAACCGCAGAAATAGTTAGTAACCTAACTGGAGAAAAAAAGAAAGTAAGTGCACATGGAGAGCATGCTGGCACAGTAACTGCAAATCTTAGTAAAAAAGTAGGTGTAACCTCTAATACTACTAGTATTAACATAAGGGCTAGAAACAAATTAGGTCAATTCACCAGCCTTGCTAATTTACAGACGTTGCTGAATCAGGCCCTCGCAAAACAAATTAGAAGTAATATGGGCACTGGAAGTTCACGTAATGTATTAAATAATAGAACTGGTAGATTATCAGAATCAGCTAAGGTAGAAAGACTATCCTTGTCTAGAGATGGTTTAATTACAGCATTTTATTCATATATGAAGTATCCATATGCTACATTCTCAGAAGGTGGAAGGCAAGAATTACCACGCTCAAGAGACCCCAAACTACTAATATCAAAGAGTATTAGGGAGTTAGCAGCAACCCTAGTGTTAAATAGAATGAGGGCAGTAAACATATGAGTGTACGTACCTCAATTGTAAAAGCATTATCTGAAAAATTAAAGTCAATAGATGGTACTGGTATCTATAAAACCAATATATTTAATAATGCGTATCCTAAGCTAGTATTCTGGGATGAATGTAAGGACTTTCCATCTATTTATATATCCACAGGCTCAGAAACTAGAGAATATTTACCAGGTAACTTCAAATGGGCATTTCTTGTAGTCTCTCTTAAGTTATATGTAAAGGGTGAAGATTCAGCGCAACAACTAGAAGATTTACTAGAAGATGTAGAGAAGTGTATTGACCTTAACCGCAATTTAGTTTATGATCCACTAACAGCAGGTGCACAAACTACCGAGATACTAATTAATAGTATTATAACAGATGAGGGGCTTCTGGCACCTTATGGAGTAGGAGAGATTAATCTTGTTCTACAGTACCAAGTGATGTAACCCGTATATTAGCATATCATGTACAGATAAATATCTAGTCAGTATATGACTAATATGCACAATTATATAAAGGAAATAATATGGCCTATAATTTAGCCCGTAATTCACGCGTGTTTGTTACTACAAACTTAAACACCGCTACTGGGGCAGTTCTAACAACTGGTCTTAGTACTACCAATACTTGGGAAGTTCAAGTATTAGATGGTTTTAAGTTTGCTCAGGCAACAAACTCTGCAAATATTCAAATCAAAGAAGGTGGAAATACACCTATTCGTGGTCAGCGTGCATTTAATACTGCTCTTAATCCGGTAGATATTACATTCTCTACATATATGCGTCCACGTTTAAGTGGTGGACTAGTAACTGCTGAAGAACGCGTATTGTGGAATGCCCTAATGGGGGCAGTTGGTATTGACGGAACGGTTCAAAATGGTACAGCAGTAGCTGGTGTAACAGTAACTGGTACTACTTTAACTGCACTTACTCGTTCTTCTACAACTTCATCTGTAGTTACTATGGCAGGTGCAACAATTACTGCAACTGGTCTAGCACTTAATGAAGTTGTAAGTATTACTGGTATGACTGGTACAGGTGCTTCTTACTGGAACCAACCCGCTAAAGTTACTTCAATTGCTGCAGGTGCAATTGTATTTACATATATTACAGCTCCAGATGCTGCTGCAGGCACTACTTCTGCTGGTGTACCTGCTTCAGGTCAGATAATTCTGAAACGTGGTGCATGGGTTGAATACCCAACTGCAACTGGTGTACCTACATCATACGCGCAACTTACAAGTGGTACATCTAATAAGAACCAAATGCAACCAATCGGTTTTATCTTTATTGTAGATAGTACAGCATATACTGTAGATAACTGCGCTATTGATCAAGCTCAAATTGACTTTGGTCTTGACGCTATTGCAACGATAGCATGGACTATTAAAGGTACTAAGCTTAATCAGATAGCTATGCCAGTACTGTCAGCAACAGCCGATCCTGTATTTAGTGGTTCCTTAACAGGTACTGCAACAGGTAAGATCACTACAGCTAACTATATTACTAATAAGCTATCAACTGTTTCTCTACAAAGCAACCTTGGTGGTATTGGTGGTACGGTATATGCAGTAGTTATTACCGGTGGTAGCATGACCATTGCAAATAACGTTACTTATGTAACACCTGCAAATATTGGTGTACTAAATACTCCAATTGGTTATTTTACTGGTACTCGTGCAATCTCCGGCAACGTAACAGCATATCTGAAGTCTGGCTCAGGTTCACATACTGGTACGCTACTGAATGATATCCTAGTATCATCTGCAACTAATACTGATACTAAATATCATATGCAAATAGAGGTTGGTGGTGCAACTGCGGGTACTCGTGTAGAACTAGAAATGGATGGTGCTATGCTTGGTATCCCTTCTGTAGATATTGCAGATGTTGTATCTACAAGTATTACGTTTACTGCACAGGCTGCACAATCTGATATCGGTGCAGCAAATGCCCAATACGATATTGAGAATACAAACGAACTATTAGTTCGCTACTACTCTCTGTAATTGTTTCACAGGGTGGGGATTGATCCCCCCACTCTCTTTTTCTTTAATTATAATAAGGTATTAAAATGTCAAATACAACTGTAAGTCTAAAAAGTCTCCTAGTTCCTACCAAAACGGTAGAAGTTGAATACCCAGGTATGGAAGGATTCAAGCTTAATCTGTGTTTTCTATCTCGTGAAGAACTGATGAAAATCAGAAAGAAAGCAACTAAAATGGAGTATAAGAATCGCCAACCAGTAGAAACATTGAATGATGAATTATTTTTGCAGCTATATGTAGATGCAAGTATTAAAGGTTGGAAAGGGTTGAAATTCTCCTATTTAGAAACACTCGCTCCAGTTGATATCACAGGACTAAAAGAGGATGATTGTATAGAGTACTCTCGTGAGAATGCACTATATTTAATGAAGTCCAGTGCTAATTTTGATTCCTTTATTAGTGAAACGGTGACAGATTTAGCAAATTTTCAGCAGACCAGTGGGACACAGTCTACCGTCAAATAAAGTCATATTATCAGAACTCGCAAGTAAATATGAGCAGAGACTCATATTTTGAAATGTGCGAAATGATGGGGACTGAGCCAGTAGAGGAGGAGATACCAGTAGAATTATCTGATCTATATGAAGAAGTTCAGGAAGCTCTTCTTGTATATAATATGCTACAAGATAATTGGGACTCTATGAATGGTATTTATATTGGTAAAAACTTCGCGGGCATATCTGATATTTTAGAAATGCAAGAAGTAGAGGATAAGAAAACCTGTTATCTAATTCTTAGGATGCTAGATAGTAGACGAAGAAAAATTCTTAACTCAAAAAATAAGTCTACTAGTTAACCGCTGGAGTAGGAATAAACTAAGCTCACTATATAAATATAGTGAGCTTTTTTATTGCCTATACAAAAATTATCCTTGACATTTGCATGCTCTAATGTTATAATGGACTATAAAATGTTGTATGTACGAATATAAGAGAGGTATCAAGTATGTCAGAAACAGTAAGAGTTAATATAGACGTAGGCGATAATGGGACTACTGCTAAGCTTAATGTAGAGGCGGCAAAATTACGCAGTAATTATGAGGGAGCACAACGTGCAGCCTCTAATACAAAGGCTTTTACTAGCTCGGCAGCTGCTCGTCCAGCTTCTTCAGCACTGAGCCAAGCGTCAGAGGACTCTAATCTGTCTCGTGGTGTTAGTGGCGTAACTGGTGCTGCAGGTAGGGACTTTGCTGCTCAAGCCCAAGGTCTTGGCGGTCTAGTGCACGTATATGCTACATTTGCGGCTAATCTATTTGCTGTAACTGCAGCATTCGAAGCGCTATCAAAAGCTGCTGACGTAACTAATATGGTAAAAGGCTTAGATCAACTAGGTGCCGTATCAGGACAAGCTCTTGGCTCAATGGCTAAGCATATTACAACACTCACTGATGGTGCAATCTCTTTAAAAGATGCAATGACTGCAACGGCTCAAGCTACTTCAGGCGGCCTTTCTAGCGAACAGATAAATCGTCTTACAACAGTTGCAAAGAATGCTAGTCAGGCTCTTGGTAGAGATATGCCTGATGCACTCTCTCGTTTAACCCGTGGTATCGTAAAAATTGAACCAGAATTGTTAGATGAACTAGGTATTATGGCTAAGGTAATACCATCTCAACAGGCGTATGCTCGTGAGGTGGGTAAATCTGTGTCTGCTCTTACTGACTTTGAGAAACGTCAAGCGTACGCTATTGCCGTTATTACTGAAGGTGAAAAGAAATTTGGAGCAATCCAAATAGATGCTAATCCATACTCAAAGCTACTAGCATCAATGACTAACTTAGCTTTAGCTGGTGCAGAATTAGCCAATAAAGTTTTGGGACCAATTGCCAAAATACTTGCGGAGAGCCCAACAGCTCTGGGTGCAATAATGGCAGGTATTGCAGGTATGTTATTAAGTAAAGCAATACCAGCCCTTACCCAATATAAACAGGTTATGTTAGATAGTGCCATTGCTTCTGGTAAGTTAGCTAAAAGTCAAAAGGATGCGGCAGAGAACTTTGATATTGAAGGTAAGTTAGCGGCTGGAGAGAAAGCTGCTAATAAGTTCAGACTAGCTTCCGCGGCTGCAGCTGCAGAAGCTCAGCATATACTGCAGACAGGTGGAAAAAATAAATTAGCTAATATATTTAATCAAGATGACTTTAAAGTAACAGAAAGTACATTACAAAGCATAGATAATGAGTACAATAAAGTAACAGAAAGACATATGCTTGCACAGGCAGCATATGTTAAAGCAGTTGAAGAAGGAGATAAAAAGGAGGCAGCATTAGCAGCAAGAAGAGCAAGTAATGCTGCAGAACAGGCTAAAGCAATAAGTCTGGCCAGAAGTAAAGCTGTGGACTCCATGATACAGAGTAAAGAGGCAGATAATGCTAGAGAAAGAGCGGCAGATGAGGTAGAGAAAAATTTTAGTAGATTATCTGTAGGTGGAGCACTAGTTAAAAAAGCAGAGGATGCAGAAAAAGCTTTCTCCAAAATGGCAGTACAAGCTAATGTAGCTGGAAACGTTAAGCTAGGTGGGCTATCATATGCATTAAAAGAACTGAAAAAAGACATAGAGGCTACTACTATTGAATTAAAAAATGCTGATGGTACAACACAATCATTTTCCAAAGTTAAATTAGATCCAATAGAGGCAGGGTTTGCTAGGTTAAAAGGTGTAATAACTGCCGCAGGCACTGCTGTGGCTATAGTCGCAAGTTCTTTCCAAGCAGTATTAGTATATATAGGAATAGTCGTAGCAACTTTTCAAATATTAGATAGTATTTTTAGTAGCAATGAAAAGCAGGCTACCAATTATTCAACTGCGATAGATACTCTAACAGAATCCTTTGATAATATAGACAGAACCCTAGCAGCTATTGAAAATAAAAAACCCTTAGAGCAAATTAACGCTATAAGTATCCAAGCAAGTGCTATGGCTCTAAAAGAGCTATCTGATAGTCTTATTAACGTAACACAGAGTTTTAAAGATTTAAATAAATATTCTAGTGGGTGGGATAAAGCCTGGGACTGGATAAAGGGTATATTTGGCAAGGGTTCTCAAGATAAATTAGCAGAAGGTATGGGCAAATCAGTAGATAAAGCTCTACTTACCATTAGTGATCCAAAACGTAAAGAAGAAGCAACTAAAAGTATACAAAGTCTATTTGGTGGAGAAGGCGTAGATATATCCGGAACAAATATTAAAAAAATGATGCAAAGCTTAAGTGAGTCTGATGCTTTAGCAGTAGCAGAGAAGATTACCGAAGAGTTAAAGAATATATCTATGGAAAGCTCTAATGCAGCCTCTAGACAAGCTGAATTTACTGATGCAATGAAAAAAGGTGCTAGAGCAGCAGCTGATTTATCTAATTCATATATACCAACAGATAAGGTATCTCAAGTGATAATAGCTCAAGTGGAAAGCCTAGGCAAATTAGCCTTAGCTTCTGCTAGTAGTAAAGGTGCAGTTACAGCGCTTACAGAAGCTGTAAGTTCCTTTAGTAACCTTAGTGCATTTCCACCAGAAATGGCTACTGCACTACTAGATCATAAAAATGATATTGAGAAAATTGGTGAGCAATATGCTACTGCAAAAGCCGAAGCCTCTTTATATACAAAAACTTTAACAGAATTAATAGCAAAACAAAAACAACTTGAAGAAAGAAAGAGCCAATTAAATAGTAATGGAAGATCTGCAGCATTTATAGATATGGATTCCTCTTTACAAGCGGAGGAAAATAAACTAAAAGCTCAGATTGCTACCATGGAAAGAGCTAAAAGTGATGCAAATAAAAATGCACAAAAAGCAGAAGAAGATATGCAAGAGATTTCATCAAAGTTTACCCCTTTAATAAGTAAGTCATTACTAGATGCATTTAATGTAGTAAATAAACTAGTAGATCAGGCAGGGGAAAAAGCAAGTATTAACTTTTCAAAAGCTATAAATGACTTGATCCCAGGTGGGGGATCAGTAGAAGAAGCTACTAGGCTAGCACAGGAAGAAATCTCAGTGCAGGAGAAAATGCTAGAAATAGATAGAGCAATGATTATTGCAATGGATACTCTTGGAGCAAAATATGCTCTGGCTACAGCAGAAAGTGATATTAAGAAGTATGAGGGAAATAAAAATTCTCCTGAGTATAAAGCAGCACTAGCTTCAAGAGATGCTGCCTTAGGTACTAAAAACCTAGTAGGAATGAGTTCTGCAGAGTTAAAAGCCTTTATAGACGCAAAGAAGGATGAGAAAGATCAAGACCAAGCTTCTTTAGCTATACAAAAAGAAGCATTTCAACTATATCAAAAGCAAGTTAATTTAGAGGTAAAAAGTGTAGAATTAGCTGGACAGCATAATGTTATAAGTTTACAAGGGGCTATAAACTTATTAAAACAGCAAGAATCCAATATTGCTGCTGATATGGAAGCTAGTAAAAATAGACAAGTAGCTGATCTAAATTCATTAGATATGCTAACTTCGTATTCATCTCTTTATAATGAAGTACTAGAGAAAGAAAAATTATCTTTAAGATTACAAATAAATAGAACAGAAGAAACGAAAGCTCAGCTAGCTTATGATAGTGCTAGACAGCAACTAATTACACTAGAAAATGCTGGTGCATCCTCTTCTAGTATACAACAAGGTCGTATACGCCTAAGTGTACTAGAACAGCAGCTCAATACAGCCAAACAAATTAGAATATTAGAAGATACTAAAGCAAATCAAGAAAATGATAGAGCTAGACTAGCCTCTCTAAAGTTTATAAGAGATGAAGATGCTAAAATAGCTGATTTTCAATTAAGTATTGAGAATTCAAATATAGATTTAGATAGAAAGCGTTTAGATTCTGCAAATTCCTTATACACTTTAAATCAAGAAATGTATAATGCAGAATTAAGGGCTTTGGATATTAAAGCTGAAAAATTACGTTATAATAATGAACTAATGAAGTTAGAAAATCGCAAAGCGGACGTAATAGATCCAAAACAACAACAATTAGATAGACTAGACGCATCTATAAAAGCTGGGACAGAAGAGGTAGGGTCTCAATCTCCAGAATTTATGGCACAGCAAATTTCTGAAGCCAGCATTTTACGTACAGAGATTAGTAAACTAACTGATACATATAATGCAGATGCAGAGGCCTTATCCATTTCTAATAAAAATAAGCTAACTAGTATAGGAATAGATTATAAGGCAAAAGAAGAAGTAAGAGCCCTAAATGATCTATTAGCGGCTCAGACGGGAATTGTAGAAGGTTTAAGTGCAGTATTTGGTACTTTAGGCACTTCTATAGGTAACGTGGTAGATGCCTTCTTTAAGATGAGTAACGCACAAGATAAATTAGATAAAGGCAAAGCACATGATGATGAAGAATTACGTAAAAAAGCAGCTGCTAATGAGTTTAAAACTAAAGAGGAAGAAATAAAAGCATTTGAAAAAGTAGAGACTAAGTATAGAACAGACTCTATTAAGAATGAATTAACAGGGTATGCAAAAATAGCTGAAGGGGTAAAAGGGTTATTTAGTGAAAAAACAGCAGCATATAAGGTATTTAATGCATTTGAAGTAGGTCTGCATGTAGCTAAACTTGGAATGGATATAGCTGAAATTACTTCTGCATGGGCTAAGGCAAGCCAAGAAAATGCTGCAACTCTATCAACAATACCAGTTAATGCGCAAGGAGCATTAACTAAGGCGTTAAACAATGTATTCCCGTATAACTTAATAGCCTTTGCTGTAGTAGCTGCAATGTTAGCTTCAATAGGAAGTATGTCTGGAGGAGGTGGGGCAGCCCCAGCAATCCCACAAGAAGCAACAGCTCAATATAGACAGGAACAGCAAGGTACTGGCACAGTTTTGGGAGATTCAACAGCGCACTCTAACTCAATTGCTAAAGGTATTGATATACTTTCAGCCCATAGTTTCGAAATGCTTGACTATACTCATGGTATGCTAACTGCATTAAAGAGTATTGATAAGGGTATGAGTGGATTAGCAAATGCACTAGTTAAAGTCGGAGGTATTACTGGAGTTAATGGAAAATCAGCATTTGGTACAGTAGAATCATCTAGTTCAAGTCCAGGATTTCTCGGTATTGGAGCAAGTAGTAGTAGTACTTCTATTACTGATACTGGTATACAACTACAAGGTACCGTTAAGCAGTTATCTGAAATGAATGGTATAATCAAACAGTATGAAACTACTGTTACTCAATGGACAAAAAGTGGCTTCTTGGGTATTGGTTCTAGTAGTGGTACTAGTGTTAATACACAGTTTAAAGATATAATAGATAACGGTACTAAGAAACAAGTTAGTATGATATTCTCTGGTATGCGTGAGTCTATTGTAGAAGGTATGAAATTACTCTCCTTCTCCTCTAAAGATATTGCAGATTTATTAAGTAGAGTTGATGCTATTAACTTTGTTGGGGATGCTCTGAGTGTATCACTGAAGGGTCTTTCTGGTGATGATATTAAAAATGCCCTTAATGGTGTATTTAGTGCTGCATTTGATAAAATGGTTGGAACAGTAGCGCCGTGGGCTGTTAAATTCCAAAAAGTTGGAGAAGGGTTAGGAGAAACATTCATACGTCTAGCCTCGGATGCTCGTACTCTTAATATGTCATTAGAAGCTGCTGGTATGGGTGTAAATAGTTTTAACATCCAATTTGAGAAAGGACACCCTAAAGATACTGTAAAGTATGCAAGTCAAGCACAATTAACAGAACTAGATAGTGCTAGTACAGAACATGCTGCATTAGAAGCCAAAGTTAAGAAACTTAAAGAAGGTGGGCTATTCTCACTTCGTGGTATTGTTGATGTAACCGATGATAGTGTACTTACAGAGTATAATAGTGTACTGGCTAAGGCACAAGATGACCTTGCGAAGTCCGACGCTAGACTAGCAGCGGCCCAAAAGGCTGTAGGGGATGCTACCACATCATGGGCTGAGGATCTGACAAAAGCCCAGCAGTACTTATTAAACGGTGCAGGCGGAGCGGATGCTTTTAATAGTAAGTTACAGTTTATCACAGATAACTTTATGACAAGTGAGCAAAAATTAGCTCCAGTATCTGCAAGAGTTAGAAATGCTTTTGCTGATATGACACCTAAAACATCAGAAATAGGCTCAGTAGCAGGATTAGGAGCTCAACTACAATCTATGGGTCTAGCAGTACCTAACACTAGAGCTGAGTTTACTAACTTACTAACTACACTTAGTGATCCTAATAATGCTCTTGGTATTACTACAGAGAAAGGAGCAGATTTATTTAATGCATTATTAGATATTGCACCAGCCTTCGACGCTGTCGCGACGGCCCTAGAAGGAATAGCCAAAACAGTTGCTGATATTGTAACTCGTGGTCAAGATATGATCTTCAATATGAAGATGGATGTTGCAAACCCAGAGCAAAAATATTCTTTAGTAGATCAGAAAGCTAATGATTATAATAAAATCATGCATGATTCTACAAAAACGTTCTCTGAACAAGCAATTGCGGCCAATAGACTATTAGATACAATAAATCAAGGCTGGGGACTGCTCAATGATGACCAAAAGAAAGAAGGACTAGCTCAGTATACTGCTAAAGTAACTGAGATCATGGCCTTTATGGAAAAACAGGGTATGTCAGCTATGGTTGATATGACTCCTGATGGTATTGGTATCATTGGAGCTGTTAATTCCTCTAGGGATGCTATAGTATCTGCCATAAAGTCCATAGACCCGAGTTATAACCCTAAAAATGATCCAACTTTAGCACACGCTACAGCAGATGTAATAGCTCAACATAGTATTGATAAAATCGCATCAAGTACACTAGACTTAGCAAAGATAGCAAAAAATACATCAGTTACACCGGAGGCTGAAAAGTTACCCGAGATAGTAAAATCAGTATCTGAACAAGATCTAGCAGGTATTGATAGTATAGCTACTAAAATGGGGGAAAAATTATCCACTAGTGTTAGTTCCGCAATTGCTACTAATCCACAAATCTCGGCAGCATTAAAAAATTCTACTGATGTTGGTGCTAGAGCAGATGGTATGACATCAGAAAAACTACCAGCAGAGGTGGCAGGTATACTAGATCATATTAATACTTACTCATCTGCGACAATAGCTGACATTAACTCAATGGTGTCTATGTTTAGTGGTTTAGAAAAGGATATAGCTAAAGTACCTAGTAGCCCAGAGGTTGAGGCTTTCAAGCAAGATTTAGCAAGTAATAAGCAAGCACTAAAAGACCAGGAATCTACAATTGAAGCATCTAAAGCTGCAGCAACTGCTGCAGTAGCAAATTTAGCCGCAGGCACTGGAAGTTTAGCAAATGTTACTGCCGCACTACAAGGACTAATTAGTAGTTTAGCAGCAGTAGCTAAAGAGCCTGCAAATGTAAATGTCTCTGTAAGTGTATCAGCACCTGCGGGTTCTGAGGTAGGTACTGGAGTTCACTAATGAAAACACTAACAACTGCATATTCATCTGTAGTTACTGCAACAAAAACTCTACCAGGATATTTAGTAGAGATTATAATGCCTACTACCTATTTAAGATTTTCCTCAATAGGTGATGTTACCTGGAAAGGAAATTATTTTATAGGTAGTAGTATAAAGGTTTCTGGAATTTCTTCAAATCCTGGTGGAAATTCCACCGGAAACCTTTCTCTTAGCCCAGATCCCTCAGACCCAAATATACTAGTAGGGTACGCTCTCAACTCTAATGAGGGATTTATGGGTAGAGAGATTAGGATTTGGTCATTTGATAGTACTCTAGTAGGTAGTACTACTACTGGAGTACTAGAAACGGCTGATGCCATACCTATATTTTCAGGAATAGGGGATAATGTAAGTATAGATAAGCTAGAAATTACTATTAGTCTATCATCTAGTAGTATTACTTATCTATATGCCCCTAGAGTTAAGATATGTAAAGCAAGTGGTTTCAATTTTATTCAACCTAAAGGTCTGCGTATTCCTTGGGGTAACGAAGTATTTGTATTGGAGTAATCAATGGCAGTCTACCCAACATTTGGACAGGATATTAGTTCAACAGAAACACTACTAGATGATATTCAAGTAGACCGTGCCTCTAATGGGCGCATACGTTTACGTGGGTTTTATGCCTCATCAGTAAAAGAGTATACAGTAGTACATACATTAACAACAACTGATAAGGATATACTGGAAACTTTCTATAATACGAATAGAAATACTAGTTTTACTTTTACTTGGGTACCTGATAATAGTTCTCATACTTGTATGTTTAGTGGAGCACCTGCATATACTATAATTGGCCCAGGTTTCTGGACTGTTACTACTAAATTGGTGGTGGTATAATATGTTATATTTACCAAGCGTAAGTTGGGCTACAACAAATAAAGATGTACCATCAAAAGATACAGTAAATTCTACTGCTACAGATCCTAATGATACTCAATTAACAGTAGCTGCTGCAAATGCACCTATTCCTATTATATATGGCACTGTACGATTAGGTCCTAAAATTGCATATGTAGCTCCAAAGGATTCAAGTCTAGTAATACTTGCGGTATGGGGGCATGGAGAAACAGACAGTAGTATAGCACCCACGTTCACTGTAGATGATAAACCTTTACCAGCAGGTATAAGTATATCACACTATTATGGAACTCAAACACAATCAGTTGATACTAATATGGCATCAGCTTTAGCTGGGTATACAGATACACTACCTGGTATAACTTATTCAGTTATAACTGTACCCTCTGGCACAAGTGCTGGATTTCCAAGAATCAATGCACTAATTAGAGGGCAAAAGGTATATGATCCTAGACTAGATAGTACAAATGGAGGCAGTGGGCCTCAAAGAGCTAATACTCCTAGTACTTGGGCCTATTCAGATAATCCAGCACTCTGTTTAGCTGATTTTATAACTAATAGTACCTATGGGGTGGGACTTCAAGTAGATTGGGCAAGTGTAATACTTACTGCTAATTTTAATGATACTATGGTTGGAACCCCAGCGGAAAAATCTAGAACGTTAAATTTAGCTATAGAATCCCCACAAACGTGTGAAGCTTGGTTAGAAACCCTTAGACTATATGCTAGTTGCTGGTTAGTACGTTCTGGAGATGTTATTAAACTAGTACCGGATATGCCAGGCTCTTCAGTATATACTTTTGATCATGATAGTGGCAATATTAAAGATATACTTAATATCAAAAAACGTGGTATACTAAATACTCCTAACGTAATGATAATAAATTATACTGATACTACTACTATACCGTATAAAAGCAATGATGTAACTATAGATAATAGTGGATTAGCAGGCAGAAAAGAAAGTTCAATAAGTCTACCTGGTATCAATAGGTATTCACAGGGGTATAGAGAAGCAGTTGAACGGTATAATAAGCTTACTCTAAATGATCTGACTTTCGATCTTGATGTCTTTGATGTAGGTATTCAATTTGAGATAGGTGATATAGTTGGAGTTAAGCATCCAATTGGTATTGCAGATCAGTCTGGTAATGCTAAATTAATGCGCATAATGGGCATTAACTCTAATAGTGCAGGTAGATATACCTTAAATTTAACTGAGTATGATCCGGCTGTTTATTCTAATATAGTTAATCCAGAACCTACTTGGGATGATACTTCTTTTATAGACCCTACTAATCCTCCCGCAGTAACTGGACTTACTGCGGTAGAAGAGGTATATCAACTAGAGAATGGTACTTGGGCTAGTCGTATAAAGGCAACTTGGGCATCAGCAATAAATTATCCCTATTTATCAACTTATTTAGTAGAGTTAACTCAAGCAGGCGAGTTAATAGATACAAAAAGAATTAGAGAACAAACCTATAGATCTGCTACACTTAAAGAGGGTCTTGAATACGTCATTAAAGTAGCTATTATTAGTAGTATTGGTAGTATTGGTACTTGGGCTCAGTATAATGTAATTGCCAAAGGTAAATACTTAATACCTAGTAATGTACCTAGTGTATCTGCATTTGAAGCCGGTGGTACTGTATATATCTCATGGACACCGGCAATTGACATAGACATCTGGCGGTACGAGGTACGCTATGGAGCTATCGGAGTAGCTTGGGAATCAACATTGCTTATTGATCGCGTCGATGCCTTGCGCCTTACGTCAGATCAGATACCTGTTGGCACGTGGACGATCCACGTCAAAGCAGTGGATTCGGTGGGGCAGTACAGCACAACAGCAGCTACCGCAAATGTTACCGTCACTAGCGATGCAGCAGCATTTCTAGTTGCCAGTTATGATCATACCAATCCGACATTAACTAATATGGCTAGTTACACTATTAACCCAACAGACACAAATAGTTACGCAGTAACGGAAGATGGAGTGATGGCATCCACCAAGTTTCCAAATACGGCAAGTAGCTATGGAAATATTGCAGCTACTTACCATAATAGTGTGACAAGCACATGGCTTGGTGAAGCAGAGGACTTCGGCTTGGTGCTTAGTGGACAGTGGACTGGAACGGCTACGGTAGCTGATATTTCTGGATCGCATATTAGTTATCTTGGAAACTCACTTGACAACTCGACATGGAATTATCCAGCTGGGCTAAGCCAGAAACTCAATGCCAGATTCGCCAAGATGAAGCATGAGTCTCTGACCACCAGCACCCTAAAAGTCACAATACCAACTCAGAATATCCGAGTAGATGCCGTCCCGCGCGAAGAAGTAGGCACAGGCACTAGTAGCTCATCTGGCCCGGTAACTATCACACTAGCGAATCAATACGTGGCGGTGAAAAAAATTACTATAACCCCACAGGGAACAACTGCAAGATCATCTACCTATGATAACATTATCATCGGCGGGAGCGCAGGAGCAACAACTTTTGACGTTTACGTCTTTGACCAATCCGGGGCAAAAATAGCCTCACCGTTCCGCTATGAATGGCAGGGAGTATAAATGGCATACACACTTTTCGATCCAACTACCCCAGATGCGACAACCCAGACGCTCACGCAGATGGGGCAATCCGAGAGGAATAATCTCAAGGCAGTACGTGACGCCTGCATCATGGGTGGGGGGTTTTATGGATTCAACCTTGCCGTATCTGGCGGCACGGCTGACCAGCCTGCACTGCTCACCTATACAAAAGGCACTGAGAAGATCAAGGCCGCGCTGACGTGGGGCACAACAGGAGGTGAAGCCGGGAGTGTAACTGTGGCAGTTTATAGTTACTCGTCGGATTCCGGCAACACGTGGGCAACGATTGGCACAAAGACAATCACCTATGATGCTAACGCAAACGTAACAGCAACAACTTGGAGTTAATAAATGATTGATTTTCTATTAGGCGTACCCGGCAAACTCGCCACCATCATCGGATGGTTTACTAACTACTGGACGGCGGCGCGGGCAGCGAAGATTGATTATCTTGATGCCACTATCAGTAGTCGCGCACCAGCATCAACAGCAGTCAGTAATGCAAATTACACTGCTGGAAGGGCCGCTTTGCTGGATGGAATTATCCAGAATAGTGTAATAAATTCGATTCAAACAGGCACAACCATTGTTAAGACGGCAGCCGGCATTGGCTATACTGTTGACTTGACCATATCGGCTGTAAATGTCAGCAAGTGTTTTGTCTTTGTCCAAGGACAATCAAGTCAGGCATGGGGATATATGTCGAGCACAACAAACTTGCACATAGAAAGTATAACTGCTGTTAATACCACAGGTGGATTGCGCTGGTGGGTAGTGGAGTTTAAATAAATGACTAAGTATCAAATTATCCAATCAGGCGGCATATTTGATTTTGAAACCAGTACACTTATCCAACTAGATCATACTACATTGGAGTTCAAATAATGGGGCCATATCAATTATTAGATGAAGGTGTATTCGACCTATCATCAAAAACTATAATAAAAAGAGGCCAGCCAGGATGGTCAGATTACCAGACCTGGCTGACTCAAGGAGGAGTCCTTCTACCGAAGGACTCCCTTGGTCAGCTAGATCTAGTAACTGCTAAAGCCAATAGGACTGCTGAGATTGATTCATACGCTGCATCACTAAGAAATAAAATCATTGCTGGGCGTAGTGCGGGGGAAATGGCTGCTTGGACAATTAAACTATTCGATGCAATGGCAGTACTAGCTGCTCAACCTAGCCCATTTACTCCAATCTTAGCAACTCTGCGAACTACTTTAGGTTTACCAGTAACACCTAATAGTTATAATCATGCTATTGCCATGATTAGAGGTATTACAGAAACTGAACATGCTACCAAAGTTGTAACTCAAGCAGTGCCATTCCTAGCAGCCGAAGCCGCAATTGATGGTACTAGAGGTAAGCACAATGATGCAATTAATGCAATGTTAACAGTACCAGAAATAATTACTTATGATTGGTCTGTAGGATGGCCAGCTTTATGAAATATATAGAGTATAGATCTAAAATTAAATCAGGTGACTTGCTAGCTTGGAGTCATAGATCTTGGAAAACTTGGTACGATATTAAAATACAACTAGTACGTATCTTTACTCAATCCGAGTATAGCCACGTAGGAGTTGCATGGGTATATCAAGATAGAGTATTTGTTATTGAGTCTGTTACCCCATTTGTACGCATTGTACCACTTAGTAATTTACTACCATGCTATGTTATTAGCATGAACTTAGCATGGAGTAAAGAAACAGAAAACTTAGCTGTGGGGATGGTGGGCAAAGCCGGGTATTCACAGTTAGAAGCAATAAAAGCTTATTTTGGTAAAAATAAAGACCCTAATGCTTGGGAGTGCGCTGAGTTTGTACAAAAAATATACCATTCAGAAAATATTAATCTAGATTGTAGAGATGTACCAGCTGATCTAGTATTAGCAGCCCAGAAAAGGTTTGGTCCCACTGTATACTTAGAGGAATAGCATGATAGAGCGAAGAAAACATAATCGTATGTTAAAAGTAGTTAAGTATAGGTGGAATCAGTTACTTTGGCATACAGATTTAATGGCAGTAAGATTTATACTTGCTATAGGAGCCATTTCCTGGGGCTTAGCAATGTTATGTAACCCTAACACATTGGTAATATCTAATATGTTAGTAATAATGCCATCATTTGCTTGGGCTATATTATGGATATTACAGGGGTCTATCATGCTCTGGTCATTAATCTGGGATAAAAGGCCCAGATTAACGCTATGGGTAGATGCAGTATTAGGTACACTATTATGGTCTGTATCTACTATAGCCTGCTTACTATATCAATACCCAGAAGTAGTAACACTAGAAACAATTATGGAGTACTATAGAGTACCTCCTAGTCTTGTACCTAATATAGGACTAGCTTTAGCGTCCTGGTGGGTATTAGTTAGGCACTATACGAAAGGAGATACTGATGCCAACTTTTGAAACCCTTATAAGTTCAGGTGTATTAGCAGGAGGCGGAGGAGGCATATTAGTAATAATAGCCTTGTTCATTAGGAGACTTGTGTCTGATACAACTAAAAGCACTGCAAAAAGTAGTGCTGAGGTAGATATTTTAGCCATGTGGAAAATGGAGAGAGATACTCTTAAGAAGTTGACTGAAGAACTACAGGCTGAAAGACTAAGTTTAATAAGTAAGCTTTCCGCTATGGAAGGGCAATTAAAAGCTGTGCAAGCACAACTACAAACTCTTATAGAAGATAAAAAGGGCTTAATGATTGAGGTAGAAGAGTATAACAAAAAATGTTTTGAGTGCAAATATAGAACAGGGCAACAAGAAATTTCATCCTTGACATAAGGTTGGCCCCATGGTATAATAGGGGTATAATTTTAAAAGATTTAAAATAAAAGGATACTTCCTATGGCTGCACCAGCAAAGATTAACTTCTCTATGTACCAGGGTAGTACCTTTAATGAGGTACTACGCTGGGAATCAAGCAGAAAGATATATAAACCTATTACTAATATCACCCAGGCCGCGCCATGTGTAGTAACCGCTACTGCACATGATATTCCTGACGGATGGCGTGTGAAGATTACTAATGTAGGCGGAATGAAAGAAATTAATTCCACTGATGTATATCATGTTATCACTAGATTAACAGATGATGATATAGAACTAAATGCTATTAATTCTATATCATATACTCCATATACTTCAGGAGGTATTGTAGAGTATAATGAGCCCGTGCCTTTAACCGGGTATACTGCTAGAATGCAGTTACGTACTAAGATAGATGATGTAACTCCTATTGATGAATATACCACAGTTAATGGCAAACTAATTATATCTTATACTCCTGGCAAGGTAGCAACTATCCAAATTCTAGTGCCAGCAACGGATACTGCACTATATACTTTTAAAACAGCAGTATATAGTTTAGAATTAATTAATGATACTACGGTAGTACCATTTGCTAATGGTACAATTACTCTAGTAAAAGAAGTTACACGCTAGTGGATACGGTTATAGATTCCGTAGTAGAGTCTATTGTAGTACAGTCTAATAATACAGATACAGTAGTATCAGATGCATTAACTGCAACTATTAGTAATACTAATATTCAGAATGTGATAGCCAATACTACTAATACTACTAATGTAGGCACTACTAAAATACAAAATGTATTGGTAGAAATACCAGTACATACAGTAATAACAAGCGGATTAACTGGTATACAGGGCCCTCCTGGAATAAATGAGGAAGATATAGTGTATTCAAAACGCACTGATTTTATTGGTGAAGATGTTATATACAAAGGAGAGGCTGAAGTAGGTTCTTTAACCTCTGCAGCAAGCTGGAGAATAAGAAAGCTCACTATATCTCCTGATGGCGATGTATCAGAGACTTGGGCATCTGGAAATGCAAACTTTGATAAAATTTGGGATAATAGAGCTTCTCTAGTATACTCATAAAGGAATTGAAATGATTTTAGCACAAAGTAGTTTGACAATGATTGGCCTTAATACCACTACACCCCAAGTATTTTGGAAGGGACAATTAGTCGCAGGTATTACTAGTATTAGAGTGGATTGGGAAAATGATGAGCAGCGCGTTACTTTACGTGTTAATACTAGTAACCCAGAACTTTATACAGAAATGAGTGCAGCAGGTATAAAAATTAGGGAACTAAAATGAGTGAGTTTTTGTTAGTCATCCCAGAAGGTTGGATACAGCTTGACTGGGATTATATCACCAATAATATACAAGGTATGAGTGCGGATAACGTAAATGGAGCACCGCTATCAGTTATCGAGGAGAACTTGAAACTAGGCGGAATTATTGCACCGGAATCTTCATTAGTAGAGTTTAAATTAATAGATAATACCTATTTTATTATTAGACTTGGTTAATACGAGATGACTGCCTACGTTTTAGCAAATAATGCTACTTTAAGAGATATTGGTAATGCTGCTATCTGGGGTGTAACGACGGCTCGTGGCACATCGGGTGATACGATAGATACCAATGGATTCAACTTCACGCAGGATCAGGACAATCGCTACGGACTAAGTGGCAATACCAGCGCGATCTGGTCAACCCTGACAATTAATGCAACTAAAGGTGGGCAGCTTAATTTCGATGGTCGTTATGTACGTATGATACCGTTCGACACGGGTAGTGGTACTATCACACTTGGTGCATCGATCACAGTAGGCTCGGCCACAGCCAATGTAATTGGCATATATACCTCACTTACCACAGCGCCAGCGACCACAGGAACATCCGGCTGGATTAAGGTAACTAACTGGAATAGTGTAGCTTTTCCAACGTCTGGAACTTACACACAGGCAGGCTTCACCTTCAATATTACGGGCCCATCTATAGTCGGCTTTATCGAGGTGAATGGACTAGAGTCCTCCACCGTTAACGCCAATCGGCTAGGCTCGGTCAATATCACGGGCGAGTGGTTTGAAGTCGGCCTGACCAACGGCACGTCCAATCAGACGATGCAGATACCAAACAATGGGCTAACGTGCTGGCATCCAGGTGTATTCATTGAGACAACCGCAGGCTCTGGCGTATTCGAGTTTTATCCGAATAATGGTACTAATACCACCACCGGAACGGAAGCCACTCGCGGTAAGGTGGTATGGATTGACAACACTGGATTGGTGCGTATCGGAAACTCCGGCTCAGCTACTAACGGCTATACACCCGTTGCTGGCCTGCGCGTAGTGATCGGCAACGTGTTCTTCAACAACGTAGGATCGACACTTACTGCTAATACCATCCCGAATGCCACCTTAGCCACGCGCCATAGCTTCACTACTACCGGTGGCGGCGTAATTAATATCGACAAGTGTTCGATGGGATGGTACTTATCCTGCTCACAGGCGTACTCGGTAGCATTGAGCAACAGTTGCTTCTCTGACGCGATACTGCTGTCTGAAGTAGCATCACCAATGACTGTTACTAAAGTCGGCGTTGGTAATAAACCTACTACAGCACTAATAACAACAGCCCTGACGCTGCAATATTGCTATGCAGGAGGAACTTTTACTGATTGTGTGTGGCAAAAAGCATCTGGTGCTTCTGCGGGTAACGTAGTTGCCATTACCGATATTGCTGGATTTACCTTCGTGCGGGATAAGGTTCAGTCCATGGTTATTATGGGTAACGTAGGAGCACTATCGCACAGTGTCACCCGTGCCAAGAACTGTACCTGGACAACTCCCACAGTAATTCTAGGTGGGATGTCCTTTATCACCTGCGATACTATCAACGTCACCGATATGATCTACTGCGGTGCGCCATCAGGAACCACGGTCACAACCTATGCTACTTATGCATGGTACATGTCACTGAATAGCACCAATATTACGCTCTCTGGCCTGACGTGGCCGGTGACTAATACGCACCCTTATGCCGGAATAATGTCAGCAGCTACAGGTTGCTCTAAGATCAGATTACGCAACATTGGTACTTATAGTGCTCCGCTCACGATGGGCAGCACAAATAGCTGTGGCATCATCTATTCATTGGCTACCAATTGCTCTGACATTAAAATCCAACGTGTCTATGTGTCAGCAACTCGTACCGGCATTATGAGTGGTGATAACTCTAACCATGAAGTCACTGAGGAAAACGTATGGGGGGACTATGCTGATGCAGTGGACATTATGGCCGTACTTAATATGAAGCGCAAGGGCATGGGTGGCACAGGTGCATTGACGGCTCAGGTGTCTGTCTACGGTACGCACTGGTGCGATAGCCATACAAGCACTACAGGAGGACGTATCGCCATTCTGATGAACGAGGCTACCGCGCTAACCGCCCCACAAGTGACATTGACAGGAGGTGCGGCCTTCACTTCAGCAGGTGGTTTATACATGCCGGTAGTAGGCCAAACAGCCACATTCGAGATGCCGGAATACATAATAGGGCATACTGGCTTTGCTAACTCTGCACTAGTGATGGCCGGCGGCACGGCGACTAACTATACCTATGAATACGCTATAGATAAAAACGATGGTAATGGTTTTAGTCCCCTGACCGCTGTTGGTCAGAATGACTACACAGCAACCACCCTCGGAACAGCGCTGAATGGGATTACAGGTATTGATGCTAGCAAGGGATTTAAGCTCAAGCTCAAGATCACTACCGGTACGGCTAACACCTCGGCAATTACTAGCGTCTATATGCTCACGACCAGCACAACGACGACGCAGGCATATCAGTACCCATTAGACCTTATTACATTGACCCTAACTGGTCTAGTTACAGGATCTGATATTGTAGTTCTTAACGCCGGAACTACAACTGAACGTATTAACGTAGATGCAAATCCTGGCTCAACTTACTCCTACGTTTACTCAACTACAGGAAATGTGGATATTGGAATATTTAAAGCAGGGTATGTTCCATTTTATATTCGTAACTACCCTCTTGGTGCTACTGCTGCATCCTTACCAGTAGCACAGGTTGTTGATAGGAACTATGCATAATGAATTTACAGATAATTTCCTCTACAGATGGTAAGTTCCTAATGAAACTTATTACTGATACCATACCAATTTTATTGGGGGATTATGAATTTATCCCCGATTATCCCCCAATTCCTCTTGCAGATAAAGAGTGGAGACTTTACAATTCAAATTATTCAATAGATGTTAGAGAGGTATAAGGCATGGCAAAAATTACCAGTAAAACTGGCTTAGTTGTAGGTACGGAACTTACTGTAAATACAACAACAAAGAAAATTACACTTAATGTAGCAGGTAATCTAGTAGCAAAAGACGGTGTATCATGGCAGGCACTGTACTCAAAGATGGTAGATCTATGGACTACTTCAGCATATAACGATTTCCCATTCCCATTTTATGCATTGGACGTATTATCTGGTCAATACTTAATGGGTACAGATGGTGCTACGTATAATGGCTGGACGTTCTCTGATGATGCTTCTCGTGGGTATCTACGAGACGGTGGTTGGTCTGAGTATAATGCTAGTGGTGTTCTAGCACGTCAATATGCTGGTATGATATCTCTTGGTACTGTATCAGCAGGATCTCAATTATACTACCAAACTACCCCTACAGGTGCTGCAACTAACTTCTTATATACTGATGCAGTAAACCAAGGTGTTCAAGTTTACGGGGATAATACGGCGGATTCAACTACAACAACCTTTAATACTCGTACATTCTTCAAAGGATTTGTACGTGAGTATGCTAAAAAGTATAAGGACTCTGTATTAGCAGATACTGGTAAAACAGGTACTGGTGCTAATATTGTTAACTTACTACTAGCTAATGAAACTGATCTAGATATTACTGTTGCTGATGCTGGTATTACTGCATTACCATACTCAGAAATTAATGTAAAGTATTTCCCTACTAGTTTTAATAAAGATATTGATACCTCTGGAAGTCCTAGAGCATTTGGTATTGTAATAGATGTTGGTACGCACTCAGGTGTTGATGGAACTGGAGCTAGTGGAGCTAGTGCATTGACTAGTGCTGCTGCTGGTATTAATATTTCTACCTATTATGGTGGTACTCTTACTATACATAATGGAGCAGCTAAGGGTATATATACTATTGCTGGCACCGGAGGCTCAGCTACAAGTATTCCAATCACGACTACACTATCAGGTGCCGCCAGCAACGCGTCTTTTACGTTACAACGTGCTGCTCCAGTATCTGCATCATTACAGCAAATCTATACTAAGATTCAGTATCAATTACGCCAAAATAGTAATATTAACGGACTTGCTTCTGCTGGAGCAGTGACTGGTAAAACAGGTTCACTACTACTTAACTTCGTGGGCCCTGCACTGAAAGCTGGCTTCTACGCTCCTACTAATCCTAATGGCGGCGGTAGTGGTGTAACAATTATGGGTTATGCTTCTTCTGATGTTAATAGCTTTACATCATATGATAATACAGGTGCAACTCGTGATTATCCATACGCTTCGGCTGGTGCTTTAAATTTTAATGCTAACCTTACAAATGGGGGTACTGGTTACTACCGTATGTACTTTACTACTAATCCTGCTGGTAACTATGGTACTGCTTCTGCTGTAACAGTAAATGATGCTTCTGGTAGCCCAATTACTGGTACTATTACTGGTAGTACTATCAACTTTACCTTTGATTATACAGGTAATGTACAAGGTGGAAGAACTGGTGGTACTGATGCTAATGTTACAGTAGTTGCTGGTAATGCATCACATGCTAAACCAGTAGTAGCTACAGGAACTATCAGTGCTTCTAAATCGATCTCAATATCATTAGTTGCTGAGACTGACCGCGCTTACGCGTAATAAAATAAACTAAAGCACTTCATAGTGCTTTAGTTTTTAATTAAAGGAAAAATATGTCGGAGCATCACTTAAGATTTCCACCAGATAGTACAGGTAAACGTGTAGGACATAGTGTCTACGTGGATGTTGACTTCAATAATGGAACAATTCCATTTATTAGAGGTGAAAGGATATCTTCACCCATTTCATTAGTTAGTGGCACAATTATTAAAGTTGATGGTAACACACAGAATGGATCAATTTATGTTCTATTGGACAGTGAGTCTCCAGAAACTTTTAGTATTGGTGAAGCCATTCAGGTCGGAGGCGTAACAAAGGCACTTGCATCTAGTGCCGGTATTCCAATTTATAACCAAATAGTAACAATAGCTGGACAAAATAACCCAAAATCTGGGTTGCATGTTGATTTTAAAGGGGCAGCATCTGTTCGATTTACAGAAGGCGAACCACAATTTGATGCGTATGGCAGAATGGGTATTTCTGCTCCAGAAACTGTAGCAGAATATACTCTAAGGTACGATGATCTTGCTAATAAATTTACAACATTATTGACTGGTGGTGGAACATCTACATTTAACGCAACTCAGCACTCTATAGTACTTTCTTGCGGTACAGCAAGTGGTGATAAAGTTATTCGTAGATCAAATATATGGCATAAAAACCAAACAGGTATTTCCCAATTAGTCGAAATGTCTGTTTTGGTGGGCGATTCGGGCAAAACTGGTGTTCGTAGATCTTGGGGGTATTATGATGATAATTCAGGCATTCGTTTTGAATTAGTAAATGATATACTTTATGCAGTGTGGAGATCAAAAACCTCGGGAAGTTTGCTTGAGATTCGTGTCCCTCAAACTGAATGGAACTTTGATAGACTAGATGGGTCTTTGGGTGAATTTAACTTATCGGGTCAAACATTAGACTTGACTAAAATCAATAATTTCTGGGTTGACTTGATGTGCTCGGCCGGGACAGCTCGATGTGGTGTTATTATTGATAATGTGCGTATTATTTGTCATAAGTTTGCTATTGGAAATGTATATTCAACAGAGCATTTAATAGTTGGAACTCTTCCTCTTACATGGGAACAGGAAAATATTAGTTCAACTTCTTCGTCTTCTGAATTTAGAGTATATTGCTCTATTGTTAAGAGTGAAGGCGATATGTCCTCACCATATAAAACATTTGCGGCAGATAATGGATCTAATGTTAGTGTAGCTAGTGATGTAACTTATGTTCCAATCTTTTCTGGTCGCGCTAAACAATTATTTAAAACAAGTGATAATAGATCGTATGCTCTCCCATCATCATTAGATGTTATAGCATTAAATGCTCCAATTATTATAGAACTTGTTAAAAATTCTACATTAACTGGAGCGACATGGACCGGTGATGCTGGAACAGAGTCGTGTATGGAAACAGATACGGCAGCAACAATTTCAACCGGTGGCACAGTCCTTTGTAGTCATCTTGTTAATGTATCTAAAGATATTTCATTAACTAATTTTTTTAATAATGATGGTGAACTTATTTCTAGGAAAGCAGTTATTACAGATGCACCTGACATATATACTATTAGAGCAAAGTTAATGGCTGCAGGAACTGCAGCATCTGTTAGAGTTGCAATAACCTGGAAGGAAATGTAATGTATGCTAGTTGGGACTATTGGCAGCTATATCAGAAGGTAACTTTTGATGGTATCAATAAACTGATTACTGTTAATGATGGTGTTATCAATCTAGATATACGTAGGGATGTATATTCAGCATGGGTTAGATGGATAGAACTAGGCACTAACACTAGTTTCCTACCTGCTATTAGATATGCTGGATTAGATCCTATTCCAGGAGGATTTACTGGTGATACATACTTCCTGATTAATGGTTGGAAGTTAATTATTGACCTTACTACCGTATCGGTAACAGGGGTTTTATTTTCGGATGATTATAATACTGCGTATTACTCTGCTTCATTAAAACCTCAATACCCAGCAGTTGTAGCATCTCTAGTTAGTACAGTAACCAATACTGTATATCAAAATATAGTTACTGGTACTGTACCTACTCCCGCTGAAATTAGTACTGCAGTATGGGATTCACCAGCTACTAACGTACCTGGTAGCTTCGGCGAGTTAATATCTAAAAAGATGTTAACTATTGCTAAATTTTTAGGACTTAAATAATGACCTTATCTGATCTGATTAGAGCACTTAAAGCAGGTGAAGAGTTAGAGAATTCTACTACTTGGAAAAATATACAGGCAACTGCCAATTCTTCAGCTGTAGTACTGGCAGCAATAGTGGCAGCATTTAAAATGGTAGGAATTGAATTGCATGTTACTCCTGAAGAACTTACTTATATTGCTAGTGGTGTTGCTGGGGTTCTCGGGGTGTTCAACACTTACGCTACAATTGCCACTAGCAAGAAGGTTGGAATACCAGTGTCACCCAGCGTTGCAGATACTCCTAATACCAAATCCAACCTTGAAAGACTTGACGAACCATTTTGATGGTTTATACCTATATTTAAAATGTAAGGAGAAGTAAATGAACGGTCTTGATATTATCAAATTAATCCCCTCAATTATTGCAGCAATTAAAGCAATTGAGGAAGCAATTCCCAGCGCCGGAGCTGGGGAACAGAAACTAGAAGCAGTACGTGGTATCCTAGAATCTCTAGATGAAACTATTGTGCCAGTATGGCCAAAGATTGAAGGCATTATTAAAACCTTAGTTGCATTGTTTAATAGCACTATTTGGAAGAAATAGCATGAATCTAGGACAAGAGCAACAACTATTTTCTAGAGATCTATGTACTCTAATGCAGAAAGCTTTTGAACTAGGGTATGAAATACGCATGGGTGAAGTAGAGCGCCCATTAGAAATGCAAGAGTTATATGTTAAAACTGGTAAAAGTAAAACAATGGACTCTATGCACTTAAAAAAGTGTGCTGCAGATTTACATTTTACTAAAAATGGTGAACTATGCTACCCCCAGGAACTTGGTGATTTTTGGGAAACCTTAAGTCCAATTAACTCATGGGGTGGTAATTGGAAATCTTTTAAAGACTCTCCACACTTTGAAAGAAAAGTTTAATAACTAATAAGGATAATGTATGTCCTCAAGTAAGCGTGCACGTAATAAAGCATCAGCTAAATCAGTTTATGGCCGCAACAAGGAAATCTTAGCAGAAACACCGTACAGTAATAATAGTTTTGATCCTGTTATACCTAAAAATTATGCTCAGGGTCAATACCTAGATAGTATTATTAGAAATCAGATAACCTTTGCTACTGGCCCTGCTGGTACTGGTAAGTCTTATATTGCTACATCATACGCAGCAGAACAATTATTTTATAAAAAAATTGATAAGCTTATTATTACTCGTCCAGCTGTAGAAGCAGGTGAAAGTATGGGGTTCTTACCAGGGGAACTACAAGAAAAGTATGCCCCGTATCTTGCACCTTTCAGGGATATTTTAGATAAACACCTAGGTAAAAGTTTTGTTGATTACTTAATTAAAGTTAATGTAATAGAACCCGTACCTATTGGTTTCATGCGTGGACGCACGTTTAAAAATGCGCTAGTTATTATTATGGAGTCACAGAACACTACACCGGAACAAATGAAGTTAATACTTTCCCGTATCGGTGAGGGGTGTAAAATAATAGTAGAGGGAGATATTACACAAAAAGATATTTTAGGGCTATCTGGACTAGAGGATGCAATTAATAGGCTATCACATATTACTGGAGTAGATACTGTTAATTTTCTAACTAGTGATATTGTACGTTCAGGGTTATGCCGTAAGATTATTCAAGCATATGATAACTAAGGATTACTATGATATACCGATGCCCAAAATGTGGGTGTTTATTTTCAAAGATATACCCGTGGCAAGAAGTATGCTTTAAGTGTGATGCTGAAGCGTAAAGAATAAAAAAGCCCTAACCTAGCAATAGGTTAGGGCTTTTTTATTTAATTACCTGTCGAACCAAACCCACCTGTGCCACGCTCCGTACTAGAGGAGAACTCCTCAACTTCGCTAAATTCGGCACGTATAATAGGGATACATATCATTTGAGCAATACGTTCACCGGGTTCAATTGTAATGTATTTCTCTTTATTTCTATTAAGTATAGAAACCATCAGTTGACCCTGATAATCAGAATCTATAATGCCAGTAGTATTACCTAGTACTTTACCCTCTTTGTGACCTTTTCCACTTCTAGGAAATATCATAGCAACTATATCTTCTTCTACTGGTTGCATATTAATAGCTAGACCAGTAGGTATAAGTGCTGTTTCTAATGGTGGTATTTCAATAACTTTATCAATACAAGCTGCTAAATCCACCCCCGCAGAGTCTACTGTAGCGTACTTTGGAATTACTGCCCGTTGATCTAACTTTTTAATTTCTATATTTCTAAGCATTAGTACTCTCCATCATTGCTAAACCACTTACCTTTGAATTTTATTGTCATATTGCCTACTATACACTTACGCATAGGTGTACCACACTTTTTGCATTTAACTTCTGGTTTCTCAGCAATTTTATGCTGTACTTCTTTAGTACTATCACATACTACACATTGATATTCGTATAAAGGCATTATAAACCCTCTAGTTCAAATATTTTACGATACTGAATCCATCCTACAAAATTACCAGAGTGTTGATACTTATTATCTGCTGGAGTAGCCTGATGCTCGATAGGAGAAGCATGAACTGGATCATTAGCACCTAGTGTATGACCCCTCTTATCTGTATATGGTCTAGTAACTAACATATTGTATAGTTCTAAATCATCTTCTATAGATGGTTTATTACCATCATGTTTCATATAGCTAACTCTAGCACAGCGTGCAGCACTCATTTTTATTAGGTTATTAAAAGTGCCAAGAGCTTTTTGTGTAAGTATTTCATCTTCTGATACATATGGTAAATGCCATTCACCAAGCATTAGTGTCTTAGGCTGACTCATATCCATAGCTACATGCATACTGGAGGCTAAAGCTTGAATCTCTGGTTGTGCATCTTTATGCTCCCTTAACATAAAGAAGTTATCCCACTCAGTGGCAGTAACTACAACATGAATATGCTGGAAAGGCTCAAGAATACGATTAACTACTTGCTTATGTATACCCATATCATTCATAATTGTGGCAATACTAACAGCCTGTTTAGATGCCTCTAGCCACAGTGCTTTAGGGCCTTCTATATTTGATACCTCACTATTAGCTTGCATACCTGGCTGATTTGCACCCCAATGTATGGGCATGGCTGGGTTTAATTGCACATTTTTAATAACTGTACTTACTGGAATAGCACGACTAGAACTAGCATTCCTACTAAAAAGACGATGAGTCATAAATTCAGAATGAATAAACCGTGGGTATACCAATTGCATCGTAGTGATTCGTTTACCTGTATAAGCTACACTATCAGCTATAATTTTTGCTTCTATCATAGTACAGTTTCCTTGTATTTTTTAATCTTACTTAACCAGTTTGGAAAGACTCTATGCATATATACTTTACATATCGGACATTTTACTATAGGTTCTTGTGGTTCCTGGTACTCTACACCTTTATGTTTACCACATTCACGGCAATAATAGGTAGTATACGTCATATTAGGTACTTCTCTAAAACATTATCAATAATAGCACAGTTATCTACTCCAATTGCATCTTTGCAATAAGTTACTAGATCCATTAACTGATAGTTTAATAATATCCTATCTTTACACTTATTAAGTGATTGAATATACTTATATTTACTACTAATGGGTATTGCAGTGGCAATATCAAACGCACTACCATATTCTTTGATTAAGTCCATAGCACGCTTAGGTCCAATACCTTCAACACCTTTTATGTTATCACCGGCATCACCCATTAGACACTTGATTGAGATATACTCATCAATATCCCAGTCATAGTGTGTTGCCCAATTATCTAAAGTTACTTCCTTTCTAGTTACATAGGAGAAGCGATTAATACCCTGACCAATTAATAGATCCCAATCACGATCTGAGCTAATAAGCCAAACATCTGTAATAGGATACTTATTAATTTTCTGTACTATGTATGCTGCAATATCATCAGCTTCAACACCTTTGAACCTTAGTAGGGGGTATATGCCCTCAGCTTCAATAGTCATTAGCACACGATTAAACTCTTCAAAAAATGCAGCAAATTCTGCAGCCTCTTCCTCAGTTTGTTCAGCATATTTTTCTACACGATTTTGCTTATACTCTGGGTATAGCCCTTTACGATACGTACTACTACCAGCATCACTAGTAATTATAACTTTTGAGGCTTTATAGGATTTCTTTAAGCTTTCAACCACTTTTAAGTAATCATCAACAAAATCCGTACTCTTTGCATGTAAGTATCTAAAAGAAAGGTTTAATGCATCCACTATCATTAAACATGATTCATTACTTTCTGCTACTTTAGTAAAGCTTTTACTCAATTTATTTCCTTTTAAAAACTGGTTGATATGTGAGTTCTACATCAGATTCCGGAATTATATACCCATCCTCTACTATATGCCTATTTTTTATCAATTAAACTTAATCTCCTCGTGTTTAAGCCAATCATCTAATTTAGCAACATAGAACTGATGTTCACCAGTATTAATAAACATATAACGGTATGCTTCTGTACTAGGAGGCTCTTTAAATCCCACAAACCACTTTGATCTATCGTGCTTAAAGATTAATAAAGGTTTTCTACTAATTTGTGCAGCTTCTCTAATCGTCTGTATCCACCACTCCTCAATCTGCGGAGTTTTATCAGTGAGAATATTAGAAGTAAGGTGGCAGTCTTTGTAGTGCTTTACTTCTATACAATATACATTTAGAGAATTAACTAAGTATAGATCACCTTTTAACTGATGAGATTCATGTAGCGCACCAGACATGGGCACTCGTTTAAAGTCTAATCCGCTATATGCTTTGAGGACTTTGGCAGCATCAGACTCTGCTCTTGAGCCTTTTTGTCGTGAATCCACCATTATATACGACCTAAATCACTAATAAATTTTTCTATCGTTGGTTTATCCGCATCTATTAAGCTCCACTTTATTACATTAGGTTTAAAAAGGTGCTTCTCTACAGCCCATGCGTACATTAAATAATCATTGATTACCCTTGTAGTTCCC